GAGGAGTATCATCATTTCCGCCGCCACTTTTTGAAATCTTATCGGCATCTGACTGATATTTTCTGAGCTGTTTAAGCCGGGCCTGACTGGCATTGTCCTGATCCTGTAACTCACGGACCAACTCACGCTTGCGCCCTGCAATTAATGCATTAATCATTATTTTCTGCATTTCGGACAAACCATCGGCTTTGCGGTTATTGTACAGTTCCTGAAGTTTTGCATCAGCATCGAGCGTTTTCTGAGCTTCAGTAAGCAGTTTACCGTGAAAATCTTCCTCTGCTTTGATCTGATCCTCCAGATTCCCTTTGAATTCTTCGAGTTGTCGGGCGTTCATAGTAGCCATTACACGGGCGCGTTCTTCAATTGTCTTGGTTTGGCCCATTAGTTCTTTGCCCCGCTCCATTTCATCGTTAAACTTTTTCTGTTCAACTGTGGCTTCCTTTACTTTTCCCTTGAAAATAAAATAGGCCGTAGCTGCTGCAGTAAGCAATCCGATAATTAAACCAATTGGATTGGCTTTTTGTGCAATGTTCCAGGCATTTTGAGCAACGGTGGCTAGGGTAACTTCGCCGGTTAATACACCAACAACCCAGGCATAAGCTTTGGTAATCGCAGTTTTTACTACCAAATATCCATAATGGATGGTATCCCATTTAGCGGCAAGCTTAACAGCGATTGTGTAGGCTGCAATTCCTACAGCAGCACCAACAATGGTTCCTTTGTATTGGGTGAAGATTCTGATAGCCTGTACAGCGCCTTTGATGAAGTAGGTGATTCCGTTTGTGCTTACCAACATGGCCGGTGAAAGACTTTCTCCAAGTTCACGGGTAATCAGCGCCAGACTTTTCTTTGATTTATCAAGCCGGGCCTGCATGGTTTCATTCTTGATATTGAATTCAGCGATTAATGAAGTTCCCTGCTCAAATGATTTTGCAGATAAATCTTGCTGTTCGCGAAGCGTTTCAGTGTTGTTGGCTAACACTCCTAGTACAGAAATGGAACGTTTGCCTTCCAAACCAAGTCCATCCAATTTTTGTGTCATTTCGGCAAGTCCGCCATTGTTGCCATTTAAACCTGCAAGGAACCGGATAAAAGCTTCGTTGGCATCTTTGTTCAGGAGATCCTTGAAATCAGAAACCGACATTTTTGCAATAGCCGCATAAGTGGCGGTATCTTTAAACATGTCAGGAACAACCTGGGCATAAACAGTACTGGCCACCTCACTCGATTGTCCGAACTGGTCCAGCGTTGCAGCCAATCCCATTACTTTCTCAATCGATATTCCGGCACTGGGTGCAATACCGGCCACCCGCTTGGTGAATTCAACAATGTAACCTTCGTTGGCAGTACTGGCAGCTCCTAACGCGTTGATTGTTGAACCAACCTTAATCATCGAAGCTTCAATACCGTAATCTTCATTCAATTTGAAGATATCGGTTAATTTACCAATGTCGTTGATTGATTCCTCAATATTTCCTCCAAGATCTTCGGTGAGCGCTACGGCAATTTTATCGGCAGCGCGGACAAACCCTTCTACATCCGGTTCGGCCGACAAACCCAATTTTCCAGCAATCTTTGCCAAATCAAGCAAATCATTTTGCGCGGTCCGGGTATCAAGATTCTGCAACGATTTATCGAGCGCCAACACTTCATCTTTGGCTAATCCGGTAGTTTTTTGCACATCGGCCACCTTGTCATCAAACATGGCGAATTCGTTCGATGCTTTTTTGAAACCAAATATTACTCCAGTGAGTGAAGCCACCCACACTGATATCATGGCAAAATAACGATTGAAGCCATCAGCCATTTTACCAAGCGACAAATGCATTCGTTCACCACCCTTGCGGTTTTTCTCCATCTGCCCTTCAACCTTTTCAAGTTGTGACTTGAATAATTTCCACTGTTCAGTTCCGGGAGTTGATGAATCCATCAGCCTTTTGAGCCTGGTTTGTTCACTCCGCAGTTGGCCCATAGTTAAAGCCGCAAGTCCGATCGCTTTTCGCAGCTCAGTCATCCGGGTTTCGTTGGTTTTCAGAACCCGGTTGTTTTCGGTTATTTCTTTGGTTACAGCCTTAAATTCGTCGCTTTCCTGTTTTCCGGCACGGATCAGTTTTTCCTTTTCAATACGCAGTTCCTTGTTTCGTGCGGTGAGCTCACGGGTACTCTTTTCGAGGTCGCCCAATTCCTTTTTGCTCTTATCGCCATTCACGATAATATTCAGGTTCAGATCTTCGTCGCGTAGTTTATTTTCCATTGTTCAGCGTGTCAAATTGTTTCTTAATTCCTTCAGCAACTTCTTCTGTCAGCCCATACATGAGCCGGTAAGCGATTGTATAATAATGCCCGAATACAAACCGGTTGTAAATCGGGAAAGCTTTTGTTCGTCTGCGTTGGCGCCAGTGGGTGTATTTACTTTGCTCCTTAATCACCCTGTTCTTTGGCTTGATATCCAGGAAACGACCGTAAGCAGTTATTTGAGTGGTAAACTGTCCGTCCATGGCATCTTCTGACTCCACACGAAATGGCCGTGTATCCATCAGCCGGTTACTGTGAAAGTGCAGCAGCTTCGCAATAGCCTTTCCCTGGTTATCGTGCAACTCTTTGCCTTCCTGTTGCAGGATCTGCTTAACGAATTCTTTGCGGACAAGTGCCAGTTCCATATTAATATCCGTCAGTGTCGAAATTGAAATTAATGCTCCAGCCGTTCCATCCGCCAAACTGGTATTCAGGATCGGTATGGATGCTCTGCAGGTTCAGATATTCAAGGAATTCGTTTCCTTCCAATTTCTTATCGCGGAGCCAGTTTTTAACTGCTGCAGTAATGTCCTGAATTTTTTGATAGTGCTCCAGTTCATCGGTAGCGTCCATGCTCCCGGGATCTTTCTTCTCCACAATAAAAATCCAGACAATATTATTTTCAGCCACATTGTCTTCATTCACCGTTTCAGGATCAGCAGAAGGAATGGTTACACCCAGCCAAACTCCTGTTTTATCAGAGAGTCGTTTAACCAGGTGATTTTCGTTTGCAACCAATACAAATCCGGCCACACCGGAAATATCGGATACCATAGAGGTAAGCAGGTCGTTTAAATCTGTGATCCGGATCATGATGTTTTAATTTTATCTGATTGTTGTTTCCAGTAGAGCAGCGCCGTTAACAGGTCGATGTAGTTTGTCCGGTCGGTTTCGGCGATGGTTCCGAATAATTTCGATTCGGAAACCATGTAAAGCAGGCCGGTTAATCCCAAATCGTTTTCATCCAGAATTTCAACGGCTTCTGAAGATTCGGACTGAGATTTTTTGAACAGTGGAGTGAAAGAAAGCGGTTTGCCAAAAACTTCCAGTTCCTCTTCTTTTAAAAAGCGATCGCAATTGCCAAACCACATGTAGATGGTTAATTTCATCCAGTACGGCAGGTTTTTGACCAATTCTGCGTAGTGCGAGGTTATGTAAGGATTAAATGGCTCCCGGTTCTGTCCATCGAAATCGGGTTTATGCTTCAGATCGTCGAAGTTTGCCCGCACCGGCCGGTAAAGTATCGCAACCAGGTGATCAAGATCGGTGTGTTTATGGTCGCGCGTGTAAGCTTCGAAATGGTTCCATGCTGCACGGTATTCGGCAAAGGTGATATTCAGCAGGCAATCATCAGGGCCTTCGAGCCATGCCCATTCACCATCGATGCGCGGGATCCGGTTTTGGATGCCGGTATAATTTAGCATCCCTACATTTTGCCCGTCAATAACTTCGATCCGGATAAGCCAGTTTAGCAGTTCGGTCAATTGCCAGATGTTTGCAAATTTGTCCTCCAGCTGCTGTTTGCTCAGGCGCCGGTCTTTCCAGTCCTGAAACGGTCCGCGTTTGATGTCGAGCAAATGATACAGAACGATCAGCCTGAATTCATCTTCGTTAATTTTGCCATCCATCAGGGAGATCCATTCCTGCATGACGAAAGCAAACTGATCGTTTGTCAATTCTTCCCAACACGATGGAAATTCTACATTAATCTGCCTTTCGGGAATTTCGATGGTGTTCATAATCCTATGAATTTATCGGTTGTTTTTCCGGCCGGTAGAAACTCAGTGATCGTTTCGTCAATTACTTCTTCAGCATTTTTAATGCTCCAGTATTTTTTTAACTCATTCAGCACAAATTCGCCATCCTTCCAAAGCGATTTTGAAACTGTATTTACCAGGTCGATGGTGGCGGGTATATTGGCTTTTGTCGTTGATCTTTCTGAAAAGAAATTTTGAACAACGCCTTCGGGGATCACGGTTAGCGAGAAGCGCTTAACAGCCATGCTCATTGTGAACAGTGGAATTGGATCGCAAATAAAATCAATCAACTCCTGATTCTGTTCGGATATTTCCGCTCCGGACTGAATCAACGTTTTCAGCTCATTAAACTTTTCCGTTCCGAGGATGGGTTTAATGTGCTTGCGTTCAATTTCGCGCATGATGGGAGCCAGGCGAAGGAAAAAGACCGGTGAATCGTCGATGGCGAATAACCGATTAAAATGCTCTGCCGTATTGATGAACAGGCTGAGCGAATCTTTTTTTGCAGTTGAATTTTTCCATTCCGGCAGTTGATCGACATTGGCATTCAGAAAACGGATCAGACGGTCGAAAGCTTTTCGGTAATTGCGCAAAGCGGCTTCATCGTCGCGGTTATATTGCCATTCCCAGGCAATTGATTCTGAAGTTTTATCGACCTTCATTTTTCGGCCGGTATCTTCGTGGCTGATATCATTCCCCTGGTAGTGCCAAAGTGTGGCTAAAAATGCGATGGGTAACTGAATGTGCTGAACGAGGCGATCGAGCAAAGAGTAATCGGCAGCGGGTAATCCTTCGCCTCCTGAACCTGAATCTTCGACAGGATCGGGTACCGGTAAAACTTCAGTTACTGACAGGTAATTGTCGCTCAGATAGTGCGTTTCGGCACGGTCGAAAATAGCCTTACCTATAAGTAAAGTCAGATCTTCGGATGCCAGCATGATTTTTACGCTGATCTTATCGAACTCATTTGATTTGTAGTACGAACCCGTCTGGATGCGTAATTCTTCGTTTCCGTTGCTGTTTTTATTAAAAATCATGGCTATACGTTTGAAACGGTGCGATCCGTTGGTGCAACATTCTCTTCTTTCATCACAATTTTGTGATAGAATCCCAGGCGACACTTTTTAGCGGGCCACATGGCTTCAATACATTGGTTGATCGGTTCAAAAATCACCTCTTCTGGAATGGTGGTATCAGATGCCAGGTACAATTTCAGCGCGTAAAGCATTTCCGATCCTGAAGCAGATTTACCGTTCATCATCATGTTCGATAGTGCCGGGTGCAATCCAATTCCTGAAGTGGTGGCGGCATCTGCCTTATCTGATATTTTAATCTGCGCTTCAATAAAATCGGCGGTTTTATTGTCTATGGCTTCAACTTTCCAGGCGCGAACCAATTGAGCTTCGTCATCCCACACATCAACCGTTTCGATGAATTTACCCACATTCTTTTTCCCCTGCAGCACTCCCGAAATTGTCCTGAAGGTTTCGGTTTTTAATTCCTTCAATTTCTCATCGATGTATATAGCATCTTTGCCAGGGAACTTAAGTTCTAACTTCTCGCGCTTTTCTTCCCAGTAGTTTGATGGTGAATGAATGTGGTGAGTAAGCATCAGACCGTTTTCAGACAAATATTTCAGGATATCTGGCACATCACTTGAGCGCTGGATCCATTTGCGCGATCCCCAAAAAGCGGGCATAGAATAGAAGTTATGAGCGAATGAATAGGAGTTGTGGTAACTCATTGAAGCGGCCACTCCAAACGGATCGAATTTGTTCCATATTGGCCAGGTGCGTATTCCGGTGCGGCTGCAATTGTTTTCGAAATCGCCTGTAAAAATGTTTGGAACATCTTCCAGTCGACGCGAATCGACCCATGCCAAACGTGCATCAGTTCCCGGGCATACTTCCAGAACAAATTCAGGATTGCGACCAATACGCGCGCCACGGCGGAGATATCGCTTTACAAATATTCCCTTCAGGTATTTGTACTCCACGGTACTCATGTCGATGAAACGGCGGTAATTCCACGATTTCAGCCAGTCCCATATTTCCTGATCGAAGGTCCATTTACGAACAATATCATCATTAACCACATTATCGACATACAACTGCGGACCCTGACCATGGAGTAAACCCATTTCGCGCTCAAGGATGCCCGGAGCAAGGTTGTTTTCTTCCATCATGTTCCGGATCACGACCGGCAGATTGTTGTTTGAGCCGTATGGAACAATCTTTTTGCCTCCAATAAGATCGGGGTATGCTTCCCATTGTACTCCGTTATCACTCAAAACAAGCGTGCTCCACATATCGTCGGTAGTTCCGGCGCCGGTATAAAACGAGAATACACCAACATCCGGGATGTTCATCACTCCGGAGTCGCCTTTTACAATCACATCAGGTTTATTTTTCATTCCAAATCAATTTTTTGTCCGTTAAAAATCATGAGTAAAGGCTGATAGAATTGGCGGGCTTCTCCGGTGGCAAGGTTGGTGTAAGCTTCCATCATTTCGGCATTCCGGTTCTGATCGGAGTTTGGCCGGGCGCGAAGCCTGGCACGGTCGACCGATACCGGACCGTCAGATTTTCCGGCAGTTTCCGAGTAACCCATAAAAGTCATGGAGAATTCGCCACCCTGTTTTGAGATGGTCCGCATTTGGTCTATAGCTTCGTAAACTTTCATGATACTAAGCTATAGCGCGGCAATCGAGGGTAAAAGGACAGATTTTAAAACTTGGCGATCAATGGGATTTCTTTGCGACGGTCGCCAAACATCACGCTATCCTGATCTAAATGTTCTACCAGCGTGGGTATTGCAGTGTACATTTTCCATTTTCGCCGGTAAATTTCAAATGAATTTCGCCTTCCTATACCGCTCGATGCCGGATAGGATTTCACTTTTCCGGATAACCATTGTTTCATCGCGGCCAAAACTGCGGAGGTCATGTAAAAATTGCCATCAACCCAGGCCTGATCAATGAACTGGTAAGGGCCAATCTTTACGGCCTTACTTTTGCCTCCAGTGTAAAAATCGGAATTGCGTTCTGGCAGATAAATCGGACTTAAAACGAAGTGATCAGTCTCAGTTTTCAGTGTGCTGATCCGGTTTTGAAGTTCATCGTAAAAGTTTGAGCAGGGAAAAACATCATCTTCAATCACCAGGCATTCATCGTGAACAAATTGTAGCATGATTTTAAACATCATTACATGACAAGCTTTTGGTTCGCCTTTAATGCCGGTAAAAACTAAGGTTGTATCTTCAGGTAAATTCAGTTTTAAATATTGTTCTTCATTTTCAGGCGTCGAATTGTTGACGAATCCAATCACTTCAAATCCTTCGAGCCTGGATACAAGCCGGGCAAACAATTCGGGACGGTTGCAGGTGGGTACCAGTGCGATCATTTTTTTATTTAAAGGTACCGGAAGTAAAGTAAGCGGTGAAGGACAAAAAAAGCAGCCCGGGAGCTGCTTTGAAATAATAAAGTTTTGTAGGATCAAATGGAGGTATATCAGGCCTATCTGGAACTTAAAAAAAAGAAGTTGCAGTTAAATTCCCGTTTTCGTCTTTTGATAAATGAATTTTATTGAATTCTCCTGGCCTAACATTTTTACCTGAATTTAACTTTACCTTATAGATCAAACGCTGATCCTGGATTTCAGGATAATTCTTATGAAATAAAACAACTTCCATTTCATAATTTGGAATGACTTCAATATCACGGAAATAAATTTTTCCTTCAGGAGATCTATGTGGCCATATTCCGAAAGCGTTTTTGTAGCCTTCAGTTAACAGATCAATAAAAACCTGAGGAGCAGAAATTTTAACATGGCTTCTATCTCCATAAGTGAACTGTTTTAATTCATGATCACAATCTTTAAAGATGCGTTCAACCAATTCAAATGCTTGTTCGTGGAGTTCTTTCATAGTTCAAATTTATGAATTATTGTTCTGAGAGAGACCATTCAATAAACTTTTCTTCGTCAATACTTCCTTCAGCGGCGAACTGGTGAGCTGCTGTGGCGTGCCAGGGAATTGCCCGGCCATCAGGCAGGGAGATTGTTTCGGGTTCCAGGCCCATTTCGGAAATTACTTCCCAGGCTACTCTAACGACTTCGATTAATTTTTCTGATTCTACCTTGTAAATCAGTTTGAAAGCTTGTTTTTTACTCATGGTTGTGTAAGCATTAAATGAAACAAAAAGAGCCACCGGGTGCTTACACAACCACGAACAGGCCGAAACCCGAAAGAGAGTTGATCCCGATAGCTCTATATTTAAAAATCTCGTTGAAATTGCATTAAAGGCGAATTCCGAAACCCTGTTGTGTTGTGTAAGCGTTACAAATGTATGAATACATAATTGAATAACAATATGTACTATCTATTTTTTTTGTGATCGAGTTCATAAAGAAGTGATCCGGGCTGTGGCTTTTGAATTTCGAGCAGAATTGAATCAATTTTCATTTGTTCCTTCATATCTTTTTCGAGCTTATCAATTCTGGCTTCGAGCTTTTTCTGATTTTCTTTTAATTGAGAAATTTCATTGCCATTACTGCAGGACACCAAAAATAAAACAACTATGACTATCAATATTTTATTCATCTCAATTAAAATTTAAGTGCAAGTCCTAATCCAGAAGATGAAGGAACTAAGGTAATTTTGCGCTCTGCATCAAGTGCTTTACCTGCCTTTATTAATTTAGAATGTCCGATAATTGTTAGTACCAATCCACCAACAGCCGTTGTACCTCCAATAATTGCAGCTGAATTATTGATTTCACCGCTATTCATGTCAATTACAGAAATTGCAGATCCCGTAATTGCAACACCTATTCCAACCAGATAGCAGGTTCCTGCCTGCCTTAAATAATCACCGGATGATTTTTGTGCATATTTTTGTGATTTAGCTAATTTTTTACCATTCAATTCAAATAAGTAATTTTTCTGAGCTTGAAGCAAAACAGAAAAGCTGCAAAGAAGGATAATGAAGAATAGTTTTTTCATGTGATTGATTTATGGTTTCTGCAATATACGGCGATTTAACAATACGAGTCAAGCAGAAGCCCCTTTTTGTAAGGTTAAATTTGAATTGGGATTTAGTGAGAGAATTTAATCGTCAAAAATCAGATAAATAAATACGGTAGAGTGCCGGTTTACTGACAAAGGAAGGAAACATTGACGAAGAAAATAAGGCGAAGCCTGGCGGCACGGAACTCCTTTTTGAGCGCGCCGGGGAATGGCATATAAGCCACCCCTGCGATTGAAAATAATTACATTAAACCTTCATCCGCAAACGAAAAATAAGATTCAGAAGTAATAATAAGATGATCTAAGATTGCAATGTCTAGCACTTTGCCGGCCTCCTTGATTTTCTTTGTCAAATCTTTGTCGGCTTCGCTCGGGATTAGATTTCCTGACGGGTGGCAATGGCTTAAAATTAAACTGCATGAATTTGATTTCAATCCGGTTTGCATAATCATTCGAACATCGGCAACCGTACCACATAAACCACCTGCAGAAATTTGGCAGAAACCCAAAACGTTATTATTTCGATTCAGGCATAGGATATAGAAAAACTCCCGATAATCCAGACTTGGAAAAATATCTTTTAAATAGCTGTATGCATCGGCAGATGTAACCACTTTAGGCAGTTCGGATGCTTTATATTTTGGCCGGTAAATTATTTCAATTTCGGCCAAAGTTGGAATATTAGTATTCATCGCCTGAAACGGTTTCAAGTTCTGGCTCTGGTTCTGTCTGTGTCTCCGGTTCTGCTGCCGGTTCTGGTTTGTAAACCTGTGTATTTGCAAACAGGTAACAAACAGGCCAATATTTATACTCCTCTGGCTCGTTTGCTCCTTCGGGTACCTGTTCACCCTTGCGAGGTTGCCCCCAGATTAAAAAGGCTGTTTGTCCTTTGCGAACTGTGGCGCCTTCGTCCTTCCATTGCCAAAAAGTTTTAAACTCTTCAATCTCGGAGTTAGTCTCCTGATAGATTTCTTTTAGTCCTTCGTTAACACTGTCGTAGGCTCCCGATTTTACGCCCATCCGGACAAATCGAGAAAGCTCAATTAACTCTTTTCTTTTCTTCAAATATTGTTCTTTCCGTGTTGATTCTGTATCTTTGCTCATGATGTCAATTTATTGATGTTAAACAAATTTTGGATTGAAAAGGGGGAGGGATACCCCCTTTTCGCTTTTACTTAGGCTTCAATTTCCTTTTTCAATGAATCCCTTTTGCTGTCAATCTTTCCGATAATAAAGGCAATGAGTTCACCAATAATAACCGGATTTTTTAGCGTGTAAACTGCTTTTTTACTGTACTGGCTACCGCCTTCGATGTTCAGATAATACTCTTCACTCTCAAATTCATTTGCTGCAGCAATTTCAGAAAGTTTGTCCAGGTGATTGGAAAGAATTTCTTTGTCTGTGTCAAGCTTTGAAAGTCTGCGGATCAATTCATTTTTTTTGTTGAAATACTCGACCCGTGTTTTTAGGTCTGTGGGAATTGCTGAAAGCCTTTTGTTAAGGTCCTCGATAACTTGTTTTAGTTCCTCTGGTGTGGGTTCTTTTGCTTCCGGTGTTTCGGTTGAAACTGGCAAAGCTTTTTGCTCTAATTCTGGGGTGTTCTCTCCCTTTTGCACCTGAAAAGGCGCAGTAACTTTTTTTACTACCATGACATTAATTTTTAAATGTTAAACAAATTGGATTTGGATAGAATCAGATTGGTTTCCCTCTCATTTTCTAATACTAATTTACATCTTTTTATTGACCTGTGCAAATTTATTATTCATTCAAAGTATTACAAATCAGCATATTAAAAACAAATTGACACATTTAAACAACTGGCTTTTTATCAATTGCACGAAAAAAAAGTTTTCATCAAAAATCAGATCAGACATTGAGTTAAGCGATTTAAAGCCATTTATCAGCCTCTCTATTAAGAACCATTTCAAATAACAAGCAAAATCATAAACCTGAAAAATTTATCTGGGGCAACTTCCAAAAATCATCCGGCAAAATCAACCTCAAAAAATCGCATTCGGGGCAACTTCCAAAATCAACCGGTCAACAAATCGCCATCCAGCAAAAACCGAAACCAGTTAAATTATTGATAACCAGACCAAAAACCAACTAAAAAATTTTCAATTTTTTGTTGTTTGAAGGTTGACTCCGAGCCCGCCCTCAATCGTGCTTGCAGTCGCAAAGGGTCGCGATGGCCGGAAATATGATAAACCGCCTGACCCTCAGGTTCGTAAATCCAACCTGTTTTAGGTTGGGGGTGCATGGATACCATGCCCCTCTTTTAATGTAATAGGGGTAACTTTTATTTATCCCACCGTGGATAAATCACCTGAGCTTTGCTTGCGTATGCCCTTGTTTAGGTTGAGCCATTGTTTGCGACACATCAGATACTTGAACGCATCAGAGAAGTTGGTTGAGTCTTTGGGTAGCTTATGAATTGGTAGGCCTTCACTCTTCTTATCCTTGACAATCATCTTACGATTGTTACGTGTAACAACCTTTGAAGGTGCCTTCTCAAGCGAAGACTTGAGACATGGACAGTTGAACTGATCAATACACACAACAGGCAGAGCAGTGTTAGTCTCAGATAGCAGATCGATCATGAAGTTATACTCAGTGTTTGAATGAATGGTAGCCTGTCCAATTGACCGAAGTATAACCTTCCAGCCAGTACGTTTGCCTTCCTCATTCTTTTCAATTGCTTTCTTTATTTGAGATGCAAGGTCCTGTCCTGATTTGTTGTAGTTGTTACCAGCACGGTCATAGTACAGATTAAGAGTCTTCTCTTCGTGTGGTTTGAAGTACTCAATGAACTGATCTGCTAACTGTCTGATTGAATTAGGTGGTAATGTATATAACTCTTTCAGTAAATTATAGTCTCGTTTCTTTCCATCCTGGGCAATGATCATGCTCATCATGTTACCGAAGTCCATACCGGCATCAATGGCTTTTGTCTTATCCAACTTAGCCAGGATCCTGCAATCTTCTGTATCCCGGATCCCGAAATAGTCACTCCAGTGTGCATCGGCCCCATCCTGATAGAAATGCTTTTCTGTAAGCTTTGAATAAAAGCGATTGCCGGCCATTAACTTTGGCTTCAGTGAAAGGATTGCCTGTGCAACGTCTTCCAGATCTGTTTCGAACTCTTCAGAGAAGAAATCAACTCCTAAAATATCGGCATTGATGAATGAGCTAGCCACCCAAAAGAATACAGATTTCTTTCGAACCTTTCTCCAACGCGCTTCCCATCTATCTAGTTTACGCTTGACAATTGCCAATTCTTTGCGGTCGCCTGAATCTTTAGCGATTACATATTCTTTTTTGATGTCATTGTAAACAAATCCAACTTTCAGGATCCGAACGATTTGTTTAACGTCCATTCTTTTGCGATGCTTCAGGATCCAGTCATGCTCACCGATCAAATTCTTATTCGGCATGTCGGTGGTAAAAGTCTGCGAGCGATAAAATGGAGATTGCCCGTATCTGACCTTAAATCCGCGAACGGCTTTGGTTAATTTGGCAATCTTATCTTCTCTGAAGAATTTTACTTCATCACCAATAATGGCAACGTAAGATTTTCCGGCTGCTGTTGATGGCCGGTCAAGTGAAATAAAAGTGAGGTTAAAACCATTGAAAAATATAACGGTGTGTTTGTAGCTGGAGATAATATTAATTGGCTTTTCTTTCCAATGTTCGAGTGGTTCTTTTTCAACCACGTAATGAATGTCCTCTTCCCATCCCAGGAGGCGCAAACCTTCCTGCATGGTTGGCCAAACATTTTTCTGAAGATTTGTAAACGTATCAGCAACCAGGGCAACAGGAGCTCCCGGCATATCGTAAACCATTTCCTGAAGCCGTTCAGCCTGAAACGCGGTTGTTTTGGTCGATCCCCGGCCACCAATGAAATAAAGTGATCCGGGCATCATTATTCCACTGGTTTGCGCCAACCAGTTCATGTAACGGACTTCAACGTCCGGACGGTCCAGATCAATCTTCGTCGGTTTGGTCATTGAGCATCTCAATAAAGTCAATATCTTCAACCATTGCTTCCTGTTTCCAGCGTTTTTTGTCCGCGGCTGACTCATCCAGTTCATCAATTTCTTTAGCCAGGGCATTGCGGTCGATTGGTGGTAATTTGGCCTGAACCGGGTTCATGGTGTAAATCTTGATTGGCCGTTCGTATAATTCTTTTGGAATATTGATCGGGTCGGGCTGATCCAATTGGCGGGCTTTGTAGCTATCCCAAAGCAATGCCCGGTAAACTTCAAGATCTTTGATACAGGTGGCTCCCTCCAACGCAAGTTGTGCGGCCTGTTCAAATTGTTCGGCTTTCAGGTTACGTGCAGCACGTTTATCTATAATTTCATCGGAATAGAACAAATTGATTGATTCCTCGAACATTTGTTTGGCACGATACAAACTGATATCAAACGGCTTTTTACTGAAGAAGGCAATCGTTTCGTTGATCCCATACCGGCGACGCATCGAGTTCATTTTGACAAGGATGTCCAAATAATCAATCTCATCCGGAGTAAGATTTGATTTGCTGCCGGTTTCAATGTATTCAGCAATTTCATGATAGCGGCTTATTTCGAACTTATTCTTTGCCATAAATAATCCTTTCTTTCAATTCCTGAAATCTGATTTGAAATCGTCGTTTGTCAAGGCGCTGCGCCTGGGTGGCATTTCCTTCATTGGCTGCTTTTTGAGTGGCAATCGTTTCGTTTGCTTCGTTCACCAGGATCCCACGCTCATAATGGAACCTGATCCGGCTGTCCTCACGGTAAAACTCCTGCAGGAATGTTTCCCGGTCGATGCCAAAATACATGGCAACCTTTTCAGGAGTATAGCCAACTGCGGCAATGTATTCAAGGGTTTCAACTTCATTAAGCGGAAACCAAAAGGGCCATTCACTTAGTATATCCGGTTCTGAATTCATAAATTCGTTTTGATCTCATGAAAATGTATTGTTCCTCTGCGCTGTTTTCCGAAAAGTTTCCCGATCCTTCGATCACATAATGAGCATCGCCCACACGGGCGGCAATCACTTTTTTATGTGTCCAGGCATATTCAACCTGAAAATTATCCATGCTCTTGATCATCATGTCGAGCTGGTCCTTTACTTTCGGCATCCGGTACCTGATACTTTCAGCGATATACAGGCAGATTTCTCCGATCTCATTGTTGTGGATCCTCGAAGACAAACTATCCAGGATCCGGGTATTGATTGAATAGGTTGCAATGAACAGGTCATCAATTCGTCCGGCATGTTTAATCAGGTAAACGATGAAAGTAAAGGCATTGAAGCTGTTGGTTGATTCCAGGAAAAACACTTCATTTTCTTCCGGAAGACGACCGCACAGCATTTTGATGGTTGCAATCTTCTGTTCGTGCATTTCATCAAAGCGGATCCGGAGCGACTTCGAGTTTGTTTCTTTGGTCGATATCCCCGTTTCTTCGCCTTTTTCAATTGGCTTTGGCTTCAGATCCTTTATGTCGAAGAATTTACCCATCGATGCCCAATAATCGTTTAACCTCTGCCAGTTCTGCCTGCACTTCGGCTAGTCGTTGTTCCCGTTCACCGTTCAGGTGGGGTTTATCGCCTTTCTTTATTTCGCTGTTGATGCGCCAAATCCGGTGCGGTAATGTGTCGTTATATAATTTGAATAGCTCGATAGGCTTTTTGCCCCTGAGTTCGTCAAATCGCTTAAATTGCCCAAATATCCGATGCAAACCCAAAACCGATTTATGTTGCTTATAGTAATCAAGTTCCTCAAAAATCTGTCTGTTTTCCTTGAAGTTCTCAATCAGGGTGTAAGCAACCTGGTAACACTCTTCCACACTGGAGCAATCGAACAGTTGTTTATGGGCTTCGGTATATCGCTCCCAGCAACTAATTTTATCAGCTGCTAATGCCTTAAGCTGCGGAGGACATTCCGGTCTGGAGAGGAAAGGCCAATCGTTACGGAAGGATCTTGAGCTATTCCTTTTTGTTTCAACTTTTGAAGGCAATGATCCAGCACCTTGCTGTTTTGCTTCATTACTTCGTTCTGTACGTTTTGGTATGTGTTTTTCTTTTGCATGCCATTCGTTTACTATCTGTTCAAATCGTTGGTAAGTAATATCCAGCATGGCGCAAAAAGTCAGGTATAACTCTTCACGATTCCCTTCCGGATCTTTTTTGAGTTTAGCCAGAAAAACCGGATCCGGGAATAAGGATGCATAAAGCGACACACCTTCTTTCGTTGGTGCGCCGCTTCTCATCCATCCCACGACCCTTACCCGGTCGTTCTTTAGTGTTAGTTTTCGAACCTGCATTTAGAGGCAAATTGCTTGTTCAATATTTCGGAAAGGGCCGGTGACCATCCGCTTTCAGAGTTGCTCAGAATCTTTTTCCGGGGCATCAGTTTTTTAAGACGGTCCAAATCGGCATTCTGACGGTAAACTCCAACTTTTAGGTTATCGTTTTCGAGTGCAATCGGCCCTTCACATTCGTAAGGAATAAAATATGGGAAATACCAATTGAAATATAATGTTGCAACCAAATGAGCTTCCTTGGTCAGCTCAAAAGATTTAATCATATCTTCTAATAAGTCCTTTTCAAACACAAATGGAGTATGTGTTGAAAAATCCCATGTCGGGGCTCCATGTTTGACAAGAAAATCGAAGGTTCGTTTTTTGTTCTGCTGATAAAGGGTTGATCCCATGTTTTTATCACCCAGTTTCCCTGTGCATTTCAAGGTTTCAAAATCGGCCAGCATACAAGGAGAAATCAGATACTGATCATCGTTTGCCCAGATAAATTTATCAGTTACCTGGTCAGATTCAATGGCCAGCATCATTTTATGTACCACATCGAGTGGTGGGTTGTTGCTGATCCGTTCACATTCGATCACATGAACCAAATCGTTCATCCAGTCTTCACGGTCACCGATCACGACAATGTTCATTCCTTGCTTGAAGTTTTCAGCCCATCCGCGGATAGCCAATTGTAATTCGTTACCCTGTGCTAAGCTTCTCACATAAGGAATACAAACGGTTACATGTTCAGGCTTTGAGATTAGTTCAGCCAATGGTTGATTTGCAGGTGCTTCCAATTGACTTTTACATTCTTTAAGTTGATCCTGAAGCCATTGATTTTCCTTTAAGCAATCATCAATATATTGCAACTTTCCCTGGTAAGCTGCAAATATTTCGGCCTTCGTGTTTTGTAGTGTAATAACAGGTACTTCCATTTGATAAAATTTAGAGTTTACCGAATTTGCCTGATTTGCAATTGCAATAAAAGGACTAAAAAAAGCCTGCAGGATATCTGCAGGCTTTCACGTATTGGATTTAATCGGCTTAAACTCCTAAACCACCGCTATCGGTATCGAGAGCTGGTTTTGTTCCCAGGTAAACCATCGATTTAGGACCGCGCATGATGGATTTCAATTTGATAGTCGATTTTAAACCATCTTTGTCATCTTGCTGTTCAGCATCAAACTGAAGCGGCTCTTCAATGGTACCGTGAATTTTCACACTGGCCCAGTTGCGACGGCTGGAAATCGCAATCAAATTTTCATTGATGTTGTTTTCCAAAAATTCTTCCAGTCCAACTTCATCACCAGGATGTTCAAATTCGAGGTTATTCAGCCAACCTTTGGCATCAGGATCACCTTCGCCGGTATCAAACCGTTTGATGGTTGACGGGGTGGCATAAATGGCAATGGCTTTTGCGCCTGTTTTCAGAACTAAGTTCGAAAGGGCTACACTTTTCACGCCATTGGCGTCACGGGTCGGGAATGTTTCAATATCAGCAGTGCGAACAATGATGATATTTTCGTCTTTTCCTTTTGGCCTTCCGGGATTTGCTCCCGTTTTTGGTACGCTTACCGGTACATATAATAAAATCAATTTCATGATATTTAATTATTTAGAGATTAGAGAAGCAACCCCGATTACTCGGGGCTGCTCTATGGGTTATACACCGGCACCGGCCGAATCAACTACTTCATCAGGAATGAAATAGAATACAGCTTCAGCAATTGCAAAACCAATACCGAAACGGAATTCACCAATTACATGCACATCGTAATCGTACGATTTCATTTTAAGGTTGGTAGCTCCTGGTTCGTTAATGTGACGCAAACCGATGAAGTTTTCTTTTGGAGTGGTAAAAATTGCACCCTTTTCGGTAAGGTTGTACATTGGAACAAGCCGGTTGCGGGTATAATCAATCACATCACCACCAAATTGAGGATCAGAAGAACCTTCGCCAAATTTATTTTTGTATGCACGTTTGTACATACGGTATAAAGTTGGGTCAATGAACACTGGCATGTCGCGGCGTTTGTACTTTTTGTCGATCGAATCAACAAACAAGTTCACCTGTGCCAAAACATTAGCGTCGGTGATAACCGATGCCAATGGAATGAAATTCATTTTTTTGGCTGCACCCAAAGCTTTGTCTTTACTCAATTGAGTAAGGAAACCATCAATTGATTTCAAAGGATCCTGACCAGCATCACCATCATCAACATTAGCCCATACGAGCTCGTCAAATTCACCGTTTGCGCAAATATCATCCAAATCTTCCATTGCTTTTGGGGCAATCAGTTGATTAACGATATACTGAGTAATCGGATGCTGTTCCAAATCTTTCGATTCGTCGTACATTCCGAAAATCCAATCTTTCACATCAGCTGGAGTAATTGGAACGTTGATTTTAAACCGGCGCAATGGAATTGTGAGCGGAGTGAATGAGGTGGCACCCAGCGGTGTCCATTTTGGAACAAATTGCTGAATCACCGAAGTGATCAACGATTTTTCAGCCTTGTACGAATGAATTTCGCGTTTCCAGTTCAAATACTGAGCAGTTTCAAAGCCCTGGAAGATCTGGCCAATCATGTCCAGCTTCACATAGTCAATCAAAGCGCCAAATTCGGAAATTACCGAATCGACAGTGATTGTTTCACCGGCAGCAAGTACGCGGTGATCTCCAGCAAGGTAATCAGCAGCAATTTTATTGTGCTGATGTGCCATGTTTGGTTTGAATTTCAAAACTTTTTTGCCTTTTTCGTTCGAAACGTATTCAGCAGCCGGTTCCGGCTCAGTTACAATGGCAAGTTTTTCAACCTGTCCTTTAAGGGTTACATTCTCGGCTTTCATTGTTTCCAGAGCTTTTTCTTGCTTTGCAACGATAGCATCAAGATTGTTCAGTTTCACTTCGAGGCGGGCGCGTAGTGGATCTTCTCCATTAGCTTCAAATTTTGCCAGATCAGCCTCGAACTTGGATACAAACTGCTCTCCGTATTCTTCGGAAAGCTGTTTTTTCTGCTCTTCGGAAAGTGTCGATTTACCATCTGCTTTCGCAAATGCTTCGATTCCCAAAAAGCCTAAAACCATGCTCAGTGCGTGTTTAAACATTTTTGTAAAATTTAAGATTGAACGTATTTTTCCACAAAGGCTGATCTGGCTAAGTCTCGCGCTAACCTGACAGCCAGGTCAAACGTTCCAACTTCGTCAATCAAACCCACCTCTTTGGCGTTAAGTGAATTATCTTTATCATTTTTGGCGAAGAACATTCGCCCATTGAGTAATCCAGGTACTTCCAGATTAAGTTTCGAACCGCGGTTGGCTTTAATGGCATTCTGGAAAGAAAGGGCAAGCGGTGAAAGCTCTTCATTCTGAATTTCTTCGTACTTACCTTCCAGTGCTAATTGGAAAGGCTTGTTTTTGTAATCTGACTCAGGAGCATAAATAGAATGGAATTTGAAACCTTCCTTTTCGTAGTATGGAATGATATCCATGAAGCTCATCATTACTCCGATAGAACCGAATTCAGCAGAAATTTCGTTATTGGCAACTATGCGGGTACATGCCGAAGCTGCCCACATGGCGGCACTCGCACATAAATCGGCGCTGGCAACAACAGGTTTTTTGGCTTCGTTCCTGATCTTGATAATCGATTGAACGATTGGCGCCACTGCATCAACAGCACCTCCACCCGAATCGATGTCGATAATTACGGATGAAATATTACGGTGAGAACCGGCTTCCAAAATTTGTCCGGCAATTTCTTCGGTTCCATATGTACACATGGTACCGTATTTCAGCATGGTACCTTTTAGTGGAATTACCGCGGTTGATCCCTGGGGAACCTTATCGAACGATTCGGATCCTGAAAACAAATGTCCGGCAGCTGATATCACAGCAACAGGAAGAGCGGAACGGCCACGGGTTTTGTCCAGATCTTCAGTCTGATCAGATCCAGCCCAGTCACGGTTCATTAATTGCTGAATGGTTGCTCCCTGAGACATGGCCTGTCCGGGATGCATCGCCCACAAACCACGGTAAATTTGCGAGGTAAGCAGGAACTGCCATTGCTGTCGTAATACTGTATCTCTCATAGATACAATATTACTTCGGGTGCTATGGCATTTAAAGGACTATTGTATCCAGAAATTTGGGTCGGTTGATTTCCAGTTGGACTTTAATTTGCGGCTGGTTATAATGTTCGAAGATGTATCGATAAACATGCGGGGAGCTCCTTCCATCGTGCCGATTAATTTTTTAAAACCACTTTTATAAGTAATCCTGATCAGCACCATACGGCCTGAAATGCTGGAGATATCTCCCGGGGTGCTTTCTTCGTGACCCGGACAAACTGCCGAAAGTTTATTATTATAAATTGTTCCAGCGGCTGTTGCTTCGGGTGAGTCCTGAAAATCGATGGTTCCGATGGTGGTCGCAATCGCATTCCAGGCTTTTCCGGCTTTAAAAATTACGGCCCGGGTATTTGCATCAATGTTACTGATCGATTCAACATCTGTCTGAAAAACGTAATCGATTGAAATTGGTCGGTCGGTTGATAAAAGTTTTGTTTCCATGGCCTGAAATTTTATAGTAAAAACACGGTTTATTTACAGTAAGTATATAATAATATTATAAGTATCTAAGTATCAGATAATAAGAGTTCTGCAAATCTTATTTCTTCAATTTTCCGATGATTTCGGTAGTCAATTTTTTTAATCGCGTCGAAATTTGCTACGTTATTACGCACGTTCAGTCCTCTTAAAATTGCCTCAATAATATCCTTCCGGTCGAAGCGTTTCCGGTAGCCAATTTCGTACCGCCGTTCAACCCACTTTCGAAAGTCGTATTCAATTGCATTTTCAATTTTTTGTAGTCCCCAGCTGTCGACAAACAGGAAGCCCGAAAGAATACCGTTTTGATTAACGGGGTTGGTTGGCAAAATAATGGTAACCGGATTGATAAGGGAAGGACTTTTGCGAAAACAATGGCTCGATCTTACATGTGAGTGAATGAGCATACCCAGATCGTGTTTCAGATGTATGGTTATTTCGGGCTGGTTCTCTGGAGTCTTGAAAATAAAGCGGCAATAAGCTTCGCGAATCGGATCGAGGTTGATAGTTACCTGAGGTTTGGGTCTATACTTCGCATTTTTGATCATAGAACTTTCGGGTTAAATTGATATTTCTTCAATTTTCCCGAACAGATTACGCTAAGATAATAGAATTCCTTCGAAAAACGCCAAAATAAAAAAGTTTTTCAAAATCCACTTACAACCTACAACCGCTTTTTATTTATTTGATATGCAATACGTTGAAAGCAAAAACACGGTTGTAACCTTGTTTTGGTTGTAAGCGGTTGTAAGTGGGTTGTAACCTTGTTTTTTGGGGTCACTTACAACCTCATACGCTTTATAAATCAGTGCTTTATATGGTAGGTTGTAAGGTTGTAAGCCGAAAACTTTTTTTTATACTCTTAAAATTGTTTAAGAGTTCCTTTTAAAAGTTTCTATTGTATTACTGTTTAAGAGATGTGGATGGGAGAAAAAAAATAAGGAGGCCCCGCGGCCGGATCAGGAAGTAAAAAGCCAGACCCGGGCGGATCTGGCTTCAGTATCATTGTTGCTATGCCTGCATTAATTCAAATGCTTCGAATACGGTTGGTTCCTGCCAGCCTTTTATTAACTCGAAAACCGCGGTCTGGATCCGTACATACTTAAAAGTCTTCCGGGGTAAAATGGTGATCGATTTCAATCCGAATTGTTTGAGGTACCGCAGGCGCACATCTGAGTCGGAAATAGTAAAAAGTGGCATCAGGGCAATTACATGATCTGACATTTTCATACACTGCAGCAGTATATGATATCCTAACCTCATACCGTTCATATTCAAATCTTCAGGTACACCATAAGCGTATTTCATTGAGAAAGGTGGATTCATAATGATGCAATCAAATCGTTGTGGATCCAGTGCGAAAAAATTAGCTGGAGCAGTAACCTGGTAATTGCTTAACAGATTTAAAATA